AATGGGTTCTAAATATCCAGGTGTATTTGATTCTTTAAAACCAAATGGAACTGTCTTAGCTCTCTTTTTTATTTTTATCGGTTCCATCTTTTGCTGGTAATATAAATATACCGTGCAGAGCTTTCATGTTAATATCAATTTGATCTTTTTTAACAATACCTACTCTGTCTAATATTGAGTTAGCAGCTGCTAGACGAATACCTGCCTGTGGAGTAGTGCCGTCTTCATCTAGTAAGGCGATTAACCTATTAGCTGCTTGTGCAGAGTGTGTAGATAAATGTGTCTCCGCTAATTCTGTAATCTCTTTCTTCAAATTTCTAATAACTTTAGGATAAGAATGGGAGGAATATCCTGCCAGTCTTGCTGCTTCTTTCGGATTGCCCTTTGCTTCTCCGAACAATACGTCTAGAAACTTTTCTTGCATATCTGTTAAGTTTCTTTTTTGAGTTTTTGTTATAGAAGAATCCATGTCTTGCATTTATTAATTCCATTATCTCACTAAACGGGAGATCTTTTACTTTATCCGATAAATATATCTTCGTTTGTTTCATCTTTGTCTACAATATTTTCCATTTGTTGTTTTTCTTTTGGTAATTCTGATAATACATCCATATCTGCTTGCATAGTTTTAAAAAAATTAGGTTCAATTTTACTTGTCATACCTTGTGGACTGTAAATTTGCTGTATATCTTCTGTAGTTGTAGACAATTCAAACCCTTGCTGGGCTTGTTCATAAAAATTCGTTGGCTTTTTTCTTTTTGACGCACCAGTATCACCTACAGGAAATGATCCTGAGCCAGTTTTTAGGTAACTTGGTATATTTGCTTCAAATTTCATAATAGTTTTTTATATTATTTGTGATGACCCTGTGTGTTTTGTAGTGTTATGTTTGCGTGTGTCCCTTAAATAATATATACTTTCCTATTATAGTGTTTATATGCAATTTTGTCAAGTATTATTTTTAGGTGCGACAAAGTTTACAGATTTTATTGTTGACAAAATTTGATATGGGGTGTATAATGTTCATAGGAACCCCCAGGGGAGCCTTTACACCTATACTAAAGTTATTTGTAGAAGTACCCCCTAGGGTATTCCCAGGAATATTGTCGGAATATATAGCCCAGAAATATGGCCAGGAGTAGGTTAACAAGGACTTTGGAGATTTTCTGGTGTCCGTATATATAGTATATAGGTACCCCCCCGTGGCACACGCATAGGGTGCATTAAGAAAATTTTTATATATAATTAGAGTAGCCCTTGGGCTTCCCTATAATTGCTTTGGTGGGTTCTAGGGGGTATTTCGCAAATACACCCTAGCAAAAAATTAAGGAAATTTTGCTTAACACCAGAAACACCAAGGGGTCATTAGGAATTTTGTACCTAATAACCCCCCCTGTGAACCTAGTTATGTTTATGCTTGTTTTAAGTATTTATTAAAATCGCCCATTGATGTATCAAATGGTCTGCCTTTAACTCTCGGACTAAATTCAACATTCGCTTTTGAATGTACCTTTAAATATTGCCCGAAGTCTTTTGATTGCAATTTATTCACTATGTGAACATAAACCCTTAAAAGTGTTTCACGACTTTTTGTGTTTGGGCTTTTTGCAATTAGGTCAATCATTTTAATAGTAGCTTTTTCAAGTTCTACTAGTTCATTAATTAACCGCTTTTCCCCTTGCGTGTTTTCTTTTGCTTGGGTCAAAGTTGTAGCAGTTCCAAGGTGTCCATTACTCTCGTCATTTAACTTTGATACTGCCATTGTTATTGCCGAAGTTTCTGCTGATTTAACATTGTCAGCTTCAACTTTTTTAGGTGTGAAAAAAGTTCTACTTAATTCGTATAAACCTCGTTCACCTCTAAAAGTACAATAATATACTTTTTGATGTTCAGTTTTCAATAGAAATTTAGTAGCTAAATTACTTCTAAAAATCTGTTCATTTCCTTGTAAATGATCAAATTTAAATAATCGCCATTGAAGTTCTATTTGAACAGGCAATTTAGAATTTTTTGACTCAATCAACATTGTTGATAAATCAAAATGTTCTATGTTTGCTATTCCAAACATTACACTAGGGGCAACATCTACCAACACTCTATACTCATAAGGATATTCTGCTTGAAAATCCTTTAAGTTTTGATTGAGTGATGGAAGTAAAACTTTATTCGCAAAAATTGAAAAGTCTTTCGCAATTAAAGTTCTTCTTTTATCATTATCAAAAAACATTTTTTTAACGCTTTTGTCGTTTTCTTTAGCGTCAAAATAATTGTCAATTTTTAATGATCCTTGCTTATACATATTTAAAAAATTTTTAAATATATAGAGCATTTTGCCATTAGCTTGTATTTCGCCTTTGGCAACTTCTTGGACTTCTGTCCAAGTTGTTTTAGCTAAATCAACCTTTGGTTGAATAGCACTCTTTTTAGTTGTGTTCATAAATAACTCCTTTCAGTTAGTTTTTTGAACATTCAATAATCTCTTATAACATTATGGCGAAAGTGTGTCAAATATACGTCAAAAATATTTTTTCTGTGAATAACTTTGATATGTGTGTTCATTTTGGGTTTAAGAACATTTGAAGAACATTTCCACGTGTGTAGATGTTCTTGCTTTGTTCTTTGCCTTTTTTTTGCCACAATTCACACGAAAAAAAAATTAGAAATAAAAAACTAAGACACCGCATAACGATACGTGTGAAAAAAAATAATTTGAAAAGACTAAGACATTGCTACTATCCCTAGCCGTTGAAAGGGTTCACGACTAGGGATTTCTCGAGGGAGAAACTTAAAATATTATTGCACCAATTACTATACCAATAATAAACCAAATAATTTCTTGTCTATAATGCAAAGTCCATATATTAAACTTTGATTTTAGTTTATCTAACATCATTTGTATTTACTATATTTCTAACTCTTTTAAATACTTTTTCATCAGCATTCTCTAAAAGATTAGATTGTTTAAGGTCTTTACATATTAAGTCAAGATCATCTGCTTCACTTAACCAAAACTCTGTTATAGTTTTAAGTTTTGTATTTAGTTTTTCTGTTTCCCTCTTATGATTCTCTCTCTGTAAAAGAATAATCTGTTCCTTATCCTTTAAATCAGAAATTAAATCTCCCACTTGTTTTTGGTGGGCTTTGCTTATTTCTTCAAGTTCTTTGTTTCGTTCTTGAAGTTTTCTATAAGGTGTTATTGCTTTCATAATCACTCCTTGTTATTTTTTGATTATGTTTAAATATAACATAATAATTTATTTGTGTCAACTTGACACACTAATATTATAGTGCTAACGTGTACGTATGATAACAGAAAGGAGAAAGCTATGTATTTGATATATACTTTAATTATGGGCATACCTTTTTTTATTATAGTTGTTATGCCTTTACTTAAAATGATTACAGGATAATATATGAAACATAATCAATGAAAGCCCTTGTCATTAATTTGACAGGGGCTTTT